TACCTATTCTTTATGATAGATGTTTAGAGTTTGAAAGAATAAAAGTTACAATAGTTGCAGAAACATTGCCAGCAGTTAAAGAGGGTGCAATTGACATCTTTAAAAACTTTATGTATGATTCATTTAGATGGGTAGATGACTATTGGAATGCAACGGCTTTAATTTATACACTGAAAAACGGTTCTAAAATACAATTTAAATCTTTTGATTCAGTAGGTAAGGCTAAAAGTTCGGGTAAACGAGATATTCTTTTTTTAAATGAAGCTAACCATATAGCTTATGAAATTGCAGATGCTTTAATTATTCGTAGCCGTGAAGTTTGGATGGACTTTAACGCTGATTCTGAATTTTGGGCACACACTCAAATATTAACAGAACCAAATAGTGAGTTTTTAACTTGGTGAAATTGGTAGTTTACAAGGTGTTGTTTTTAGTGGATGGAAAACTATTGATTTTTTACCCGAAAATGCAAAGTTAGTTGGCAGAGGAATGGATTTTGGTTATACTAATGATCCAACAACAATGGCTGATATTTACATGTTAGATGGTAACTATATATTTGATGAGAAAGTTTATAAAACAGGCTTAACAAATCAAGAAATATGGAGAGAATTTAAAGCATTAGGATTAGATAATTCAATCTATACGGTTGCCGATTCAGCAGAGCCAAAATCTATTCAAGAGCTTACCAATTTAGGTATGAAAATAATAGGGGCAACTAAAGGAGCTGATTCAATTATGTACGGTATTCAAAGGATGCAAGAGGTTAATTTTTCAGTTACAGCTAGAAGCCTAAATTTAATTAAAGAACTAAGGTCATACAGTTGGGCAACAGATAGGGAGGGCAAAGAATTAAATAAACCGATTGATAGCCAAAATCATATTATTGACGGAATTAGGTATTTCTTTACGTCAAAACCAAAAGCAAAAGCACCACGAAGCCGTTTATTATGATAAAGTTTAAAACGCAAATAAAGGATTTCAATCTACCTACTTCCTGGAGTGATATTAAATTCAAAGATTATTTGAAACTACAAAGTTCAAACGAGATACAAGCTATTCAGATATTAACAGGGTTAAATGAGGTTGAAATATTGATGTTAGATATTGAGGTAATTACTCCATATTTAGAATTTCTCCAGGACGATCCGACAAAGTTTGAAGAAAGTAATTATATCAATGATATTGAACTACCTTTTGACTTAGGTCAAGAAAGCTATGAAAAAAAGATACTATCTTGTAGAGATATTTCAAACGTTTATGAAGTCATTAAATTGTATTCGGGTGTAGATTGTTTAAAATTAGATTGCGAGGTAGTATTTCAAGCCTATTGCTATCTTTTAAACAGATTAACAAAGATAATTGAACGAGATAATGAACGGTTAAAATCAGAGATTACAATAGAGCAAAAAATGGCTGGTATTGATAGCTTTAATGAACTAGGCGATTTCAATACAATTGATATGATAGCAGAAAAATACAACTATACTCATGAACAAGTTGAACAATTACCGTATAATTTAATCTTTTTAATACTATTAAAACAAAATATTAGCACTAAATTTGAGAAGAACTATTCAGAAATAATAAAAGACAAATGACAATAAAACAATTAGTAAAGGGTCACGTTGATAATATGGCATCCAATAGTGCAAGTTATACATTCTTACATAGCGAAACACAATTTCAGAACTTAATGGCTGATGAACAATTATTACCGTGTGTTTATTTAGATATGCCGATGAAATATACTCCTAAAATAGCTATTACAGGAGCGTTTCAAGAAACATATATTTGTGTTGCTTTATTCTTATTTAAGAGTGAACTAGATGATAATGATACGCAACAAGAAAGCACATTTATTAAGGCGAAAACAGCTCAAAGAGAATTTCAAATAGCACTTGAAAATGATGTTGATAATGTACGAGAATTAAAAGTTGAAACTTGTGTTCAGGTTTTGAATTTATTCGATACAAATATGAGTGGTGTAATGATGCCGTTTAGTCTAAGAATGATAAATACTGATGGAGTATGCTAAAATATAAAAAATATCTTTGGATAATATCAATAGTTAGCTGGTTGTTAATTTGTTCAGTAATTTACTATGTCAACAAATAAAGAGATTTTCGACCAATTTACGAATACTATTGTTCCTGAATTGCAAAAGGTAAGTGGTTCTTTTTTCGGTAAATCAATTGAGGTTGAAAGTACTGAAAATAGTATGACTATTTATGCAAGCCCTTTTATTTCGGTTCTATGGAATGGAAGAAAACCTACTTCATTTGGAGCAAAAAAAGGTAATCCAACACTACAAAAATCTATTTTAGATTGGATAAATAAAAAGGGGATAAGCGGTAAAGCGAATAAAGACGGTAATGTTCCAACAAGCGAGCAATTAAGCTGGGCGATTTCAAAATCTATTCATTTGAACGGAACGAAATTATACCAACAAGGCGGAAAACAAAATATATTTGATAAGATTTTGACATCGAATAGAATAGATAATTTACTATCTTTAATAAGTCAAAGGTATTTTGTTCAAATAACTAACATAGTTAAACAATGATTTCAATAAAAAAGAATCCTAGTATATTAATAAACGGTCACAAATCAAATTGGTTTCCAGCACATCAGCCAATAACATTTGAGATGCAAAGGATTGATGCTAGTGTGATTAGTAGATCATTTAAAAATAATCAAGTTACATTCACATTAAATGTTAATTTACCTAGCTCGGTTAAAGCTGGTCATAAATTTAGCTTTGTTCAAGGCACGAAACAAACATTATTAACCGTTGTTTCAGTAAGTGGAAATAAATTAGTTGTGCCTTATTCTGCTACTGCTTATGGTGGTGTGTTGGGTTATATTGTATTAACAGATAGTTATATTAGTCACTTTATTGAAACAAAAGTTTCATTTATTAACGGTGTAACTTATGAGGTTATTGGAAGTATTAAGAATAAAACTGATTTATTCGGAGTTGCTAAAGTTTCCGTGCAAGAATTACTTTCAACAAAATGCATTAATCAAAATGATTTTCTTTATAATTCAATTAATAAACATCAATTTGGTGAAGGTTCTAAGTTTAACATACAAATTAGAGAAGTTATAAATGGAGTAGCTGGCAATTATACAGCGTTAACAGATGCAAATGTTCTTTATTATACTAACTCATCTAATCAGATTCAAGAGAAGTATGGTTACAATATGGGTAGCTATGTTCCGACTTATGATAATTCAAGAACGGATAAAGCAAAATTTCAAAGTGTATTTAAAAGACCTACATATTTTCCAAATTATCCATTTAGTTTAAATTTCATCTATTCAGATAATATGCTTAATTACCAAGTTACTAGAAAGGAGCAAACCAAAGATATTAACGGAATTGTTATAGCCACAACAACGGATAATTTAAATATGTCTAGTAGATTTTATGCAAATCGTTTAATGTTGAAACAAGGTTATACAAGCAATATAAAGACATTAGATATTTGGTTAGAAACAGATGTGGCAGTTGTTATTCCTACGAAGTATGATAGAGATTATGGAACGGGATGGAGTACACGATATACTCCTGTAAATAGCTATATTTTAAAATTATACGAATGATAGTTACAGAGATAAAAACAATTAAGATTGACAGAGAATGCAAGGATAACCCCATATTCATTTCGTGGTTAAATACATATGGTGGTCGTGAACATTGGTTATTTCACAAGGTGCAAACGAAAGGTATAGTTACCCAAAATGCTGGTAATTATGAAAGTTATATTTCAGACTTAACAAATGCGAGAGGTCAAATAACTGATATATCTAAGAATGCCACTCCATTATTAATAGTTAATGCTACGGTTGACATTGAGGACATAGAAGGTATTAAAACGATGCTTTACTCCCCTTGTGTGGAATGGTTAGTTAGCGAAAGTCCTATTAAATGGCAAACAGTAAGACCTCAAGTTGGCTCTTTTAAGTTGTACGATACAAGCGATTTAAAGGCAACTATCCAAATTACATTAGAATTACCTTACATTAATATACAAGGTTAATGAATGAGTTAACAGTCAATAACAGAAGAGTAGATTTAAGCGAAAATACCAATATTGGAGTAACTTTTTG